CCCATCCTCCTTGATCCTGTTAATCAGCATACGAACCCAGACATCATCCTTAATCTTTCGAAACACGTTAGTACCTAGGTGTTGCATCACCTCACGGGCTGACATATTGCCGCCTTTATCGCTCGGGCGGTTTGGCATATTTTCCCACACGAGGTCAGTCTTCGTGTCCTTATCTTCTCCGTAAACCTGCTCAGAGGTTAGCCCAAAGAGACACATGCAGATTACTTTTAGCGGGTCCGCGAAGTTATAAACCTTGACGTAAGGCCAAATCTTTTTGCTCGCATAGCCGACGAATTCCTCATCTGTTCTGCTCATGTCAAGAACGCCATCGTCTTTTTTAACATCTCCTGCCGAATCGAGATAGTGGCAATTTACCACCAACTCCCCCTTCGGAGAGATGCTGAATTTCTCGATTAGGTCGTTCTCCTTAAGGATATGTCCTACTAAAAAATTCGCCGTCGTAGTTTTTCCGGCCCGTTTCTGGCCTGCGATCCCAATAATTTTAGTCATAATATTTGCTTTCTTCTTACGTGGCGGTTCTTCGTTTTTCTCTACGATTGGTGCGATCAGTTCTAACCTTCTGTTTTTTCTTCTCCTGTAATTTATTGCTTTGATCGTCGCTACGATCACGCCTATGTGTCTTACTCATTGAACAATCCCTTTACGTCTTCAACGCTCATATCTCCGACATCCGTTTTGGGCACCTTGTGCCTGATAGAAAATAATTTACCCAGTTTTTTATCAACACTGATGCGAGCTTTTTCACCCGCAGAGTCGTTATCAAAAGCTGTTACGATACTCATAACGCCGGTCTTCTGAAGCAGTATCTCCTGCCCTAATGAGATATTAGATCCAAATATGCCGAACACGTTTTTTATCCCAGCCTCCCATAACCTCATCACATCCCCCTGCCCCTCCACCAGAATAGCTTCCCCTATCTTGCACACATCAACAATGGCCTTTCCATAGTTGAACAAATAATTAGCTTTGTCAAAACCTTTTTCATTTATCCATTTGGGAGATTTTTTCTCAATTGCTCTACCAACGGACCCTACTAAAAATTTGTCTGTAGGATCGTAGACAGGAAAGACGGACCTCCCGAACATTTGAGTTCCCTCTCTAAAACAGTCTCCGACATCAAACTCGTTCAGGACCTCTTCAGAGAATCCTCTCTCTAGATAATATCGAGAAGGAATAGAGAGCTTAGATCTTACCTGCTCTCTGGTTGGGCCCCTTTTTTTTGTCTCAACCGATGCTAGAAGAAGGTTCGTGAAGTTATCGCAAGTTATGTCAACACGCTCTGATCCGCAAAACTTATTAGCGAGATCTAAGACGTCAGTAAAAGAAGAGATACCATTATTCTTAGAAGCAATCAGCCCCCTGATTAAGCCGAGGATGTCCCCGCCGTATTCAGAATGGCAGCCTTTAGTGTTGCAAAACCATCTACCACAATACTCACTTCTCTTGTTGATGTTGACATTGAAAGCCGTCTGGTTGTCGCCCTCGTGAACAGGGCAGTTCGAAACTAAGAGATCCCCACTAGTGTAAGTCCTGACTTCAAAGAAGTCAAGTATTTTATCTATATTCGCCCTGAGTTTCGACTTGATTGTCTCCGTCTCCATCCTGCTCTGGGAAGTCACGGCTGTTTTGAATGGTTGCAATTTCTGAAATCCTAGCTACGTCGCCCTCAATATTCATAGAGATATAACCATCCATACCCGGACCATGTCTCGCCACTACGGGAACTAGTTTTCTGTTTCCGTTGGCTGCTCCGTCCTGAGCGATCTCTTCTGCCGACTTCTCTTTGAAGATAGATACAGAGGTTGCCGTTTGTGCTAGTCTATCAGACCCTCCGATTGCGTCAAGGGTCTCCTTGATAATGCCTTCTCTATTTAGCTGAACGAACGCTAGACAGGAGCAGTCATGCTCAACCACAAAATTGTGCAGTCTGATCATCTGAAAGCCGAGAGCCTGATGCTCCGCCATAGAAGAAGAGATGTCTCTAGAATCGGTAATCTTAAAGTAGTCGTAAATAATTAGGCAGTCATTAGTTACTCCGTCCACCATGCCGACGTCTTTAAGAACCCACCTCCTAGCGATAGACATGACTTCGTCAAACGGTTTTCCCGTAACGTTAATATGCTTGCACTTGACGGACTCGATTTTATCTATCGACGCAATGACGTTCGCGACTTTGGCCGAGTTCAGCCTGAAGCTACCAGAGGCTATCTCGTTAACCCCTACGTTTGATACGCTAGCAGTCATCCTGTCCTGAAGTTCTTCACTTGACATCTCGGTATCTAAGATAAGAACGGGGATCTCTAGCACCCCACCTACGTGCAATGCCACAGCCTGACTGTAAGTACTCTTGCCAACTTTTGGCCGAGCTCCAATAAGGTCGATGCATTTACGCCGAAGGCCTCCGCCGATAGCCCTATCAAACGATGGCATTCCGCTGGGGATGCCAATACTCCGAACTTCATTGTCTAGAAGGTCCTGAATATGGTCTCTAAGGCCTTCGCCAACATCCTTGGGTTTATGGTCGTCCTGCTTGGAGTACGACGACGAGACGGCCTGCAGTGGCGACTCAACGATCGAGACGATCTCTACCAGAGACTCATCGCCCGTAATGCCGTCTAGATTGGCATGACTAGTCTGGATCACCTCTTGGAGAGATCGCCCGAACTGTAGCCTGCGGATCTTCTTGGCGTGCGGCAATACGCTTTCTAAACCAATCGGTGTCGATAGAACACCATGGATATGTTTAATTACGGACTGTTGGTTTATGTACTCTGAGAGCCCCAGATCGGTGGCCGCTGAAATGATGCCTACGAAACTAGGAGTATGACCCTTAGCGATAATGCTGGTCAGGCATTGATATAGGATCTTATTCTCATCAACCGTAAAAGTTTTTTCTTCTAAAAAGGGACTCACGTCCAAATAACAGTCCAGCCCATGAGAGCAGATCCCCGCAAGGACCGCTCTCTCTGATGCGACATTATTCATATTTATCGGCCAGATGCTTTCGTGATACAGTGGTCACATTGGTAATTCTTCTGAAACATGGGATCGACATTATGCTTAGAAGAGCATCCAGAGCAGAGTACGACCACCTCCTTATAGGCTGGTCGAGACCTATCCACTCGATCTACCTTGTCATTAATTTTCTTAGAGAGTTTATCCTCGGACAATTTAATCTCCATTGACTCGAATAGATTGGTCGATAGAACCCTAGCCTTCTTTTTTACTGTCTTTTTAGCCACCTCTCCCGAGATGTTAGAAAGAGCGTTAAGGGCTCGCCGAACCAATCCCCAGTCTTCATCCTGAATAGCCGTACTCAACGCTTTAATCACATTCATAATTACGCACCTATTGTTTTCAATATCATGAATTCCCATTCTGACTCCCGATCGTATGGGAGGATCACGATTGGGAGACTATTAAGTTTAGCCCACGCTATTTTGTTTCTATCTCTTAGTTTTGACTTTTTGAAGACCGACTGGGATCTGTGGAAAAAGGGATTGAACTCGTAGTGCTGAGACCCATGAATCTCCACAAATAGTGGTAGCTGTGGTAGGAACAAGTCTGCGGACAACAGACCATTATTAGGGGTCTTAGAGCCGGGAAGTGCTACTTCCTCATAGATTGGATGATCTGAGAACATTTTCAGTAAAAGAGAGAGGGCCTTCTTATGTGGCGTCGACTTCTTTCTTCTTTTACGAACTATGTACTTAGACCAGACAAACTTGTGCGATTCACCGTCTAGGCCAGTAACATACATTACAGTTCGTCCAGCCTATTTTTATTACCACGGGGCCTGATCGGCTTGGCTTCTGAAGGCTCGACTTTCTTAATGACTTTCTGAACCCTCTTCTGTTTCGCATCAATCCTTTCGATGTCACGAAGCAATTCCTTATTAGTGATGGATAACGCCCTACTTCCTCTTACAGCCGTTACCACCGCGAACCCGCTATACTCTCTTAGCAATCTTTTGATGTTTACTATTTGGCCAACGTATAATTGTCTGTACTTATCCGTGTTCCAAAATTTTTGAGGCAGACTACCACTGCGGTCATACTCCTTTCTTCTTATGAATAAGAGTTCGCAGATGTAGTCTGCCTCAGTGATATAGCCTTCCTTAAAGGCTGACTTATAAGGTCTAAGCTCACTCTGGTCGAATTTTCTGGACATTACGCTGCAGCCTATCAGGGAGAGATTCAATTGAATTGTTATGTTGTACGTCACCCAGCTCAGAGGCCCCCTGAGTCATGGCGATAGCCCCACCCCGCGAGTTTCTTGTCATCATGGCGTCGGCAGTAGCCTTCCTAATATGTTTTGCCTTATCAGCCCTAGATTGCTTAATCGCCGCAATTTCCTCCGCACGCTCTTTCTTGTTAAGGGATTTCAGATAGGTGCGGATCAGGGCCGTGGGCTCGCCTGTGTCAAGGACGAGCAGTCCAACATCTTTTTCTCTGTGGTGTGCGATCCAGAACTTACTAGTCTTACTGAGTTTTCGAATATTCTCTGTTGGTTGCGGCATAACTAATTCCTGTTTTCTTAGCCAAAAAAGATAGGTACAGATCAAAGCAATCGATCGTAACGGGCACAAAGGCCTGAGACTTAGTCTTAATATTTATGTGTTCGTGAGGATGGTAAATCTCGGAACTAACAAACTTAATAAAGTACTTAGTAAAATCGCCAATCTTCTCAGAGAAGCAGACCCCAGATTTCTGGTCTGTATTCTCCCCATCCTTTCCGTAGTACACCGATACTGTTTCAGGAAATGGTAAGTCTGATATGTCCGATACGAATTTCATAGTCCGTTCTCTATGTAGTGAATCTTCTGGGTTTCTGTCATCGCGTTAATCTTGTTAGTCAGCTCTCGCCCTTCCCTCTTCTCTTTTTTACCTGATAGCTGCTCAACCTCTGCGATAGAGGCACCTGCTCTCCGGCTATTTGATTCGGCCAACTTACCGATGGTAGTCACGCCTCGATCGATAGAGAAGGAGCTAGAGAATAATAGTCTATGCACAGACCCTTTGCAATCCGGACATCTCTTTAATGGTCTCGATTTTAGTTTTTGCTCTTTTTCAAATCTGACATCGCAGTCCTCGCATTCATACTCGTATGTCGGCATTATAGCTTATATCTTTCTTTCTCAACCATCTCGAACATGACTATATCAAAATCGTCAGCTTTAAGCTGGCGGTTTTTATCGCTAGCTTTTTTGTTGGACTTTTTCAAATGCAGCCTGAGTGCCATTTTAGCATCGCTAAGGGAAGTGAATAGCCCCGTCTTCTTGCCTTGGTTGATCCAATAGTTCCCGTTTGAAATCCTGAAAATCATCGACAGATACCCTTTTGATGATCGATCCAATAATTCGACTACGAACAATATCCCTAGATGTCATTTTACAGATTCCGACATCCGTCAGGTCTTTAAGTCGACAGCAAATATAATCCAGACCACCCGATTCATCCTTGCGAAGATCCACCTGATCCACATCTCCGTTTATAACCATCTTAGAGTTTTTACCAAGCCGGGTCATAAACATTTTTAACTGCGTGAATGTTGCGTTCTGAGCCTCATCAAGCAACACGAATGAATCGTGGAAGTTTCGACCGCGAGCGAACTCAAGAGGAAGCACTTCTACAAACCCCTCTTCTCTCGCCTTTCGAACCTCTTCCTTACCCATATGTTTCTCCATCTCCTCAATGATGGGAACCATATACGGACTAATCTTTTCCACGAAACTACCCGGAAGAAAACCCATCGACTTACCTGCTTCGACCATCGGTCGGGCAATGATAATCTTTTTGACCTTACTAGAGCAGAAATACTCTGCGGCCAAAGCCGCCGAGACACTGCTTTTGCCAGTTCCTGCTGGACCGATACAGATGGTTAGGGTATTTTCGGAAATACTTCTAACATAATCTACCTGAGCATCGTTTCGTGGGCTAAATTTCACTTGGACTCCTTAATGATTTTTGAAAGTGCATCACCATCTTTTGTAGTTACGTACTTAATCTCTCCATCATCAAATACTGCCTCAACCAGTCCGTCATTAATTAGCCGCTCACAGACATGGTCGCCGATCAGTCGAGACGCTTGCTCCGTCAAGCTAATGCTATTATCTCTATTTATTAAGCAGTACCCAACTATTACTTGACCAGTTATGTCGGAAAGATAAGATTCCTCATCATCTCTGGTGATCGGATAATCGTTAGACTCCTCTACCGCAAGTGCTAGAGATAGAAGCTGTTCATCGTTTAAGATACTTGATAGGTTAGCCTTCACAGGATTTGCACTCCATATTAGATCTTGACAACATAAGAGCCTTATTTATTCCCTTTTGGTAGTATAACCCCTTAACCCCATTCTCCCAAGCATAAATCATTAGCTGGCTTACCTCTTTTGGTGGTGTGTTCGGATGAATCATTATGTTTAAACTTTGCCCCTGATCAATATATGGGGCTCTCTGAGAAGCCTGAATAACTACCTCCTTAGGCGATATCTCAGCGAAGGTCTTGAATACGTTTTTTTGATGGTCAGGTAAAAAAGAGAGATGTTGTACGGACCCCCCTCTCTCAAGAATCGACCGCCAAACTTCTTCGGTATTCTTACCTAGGTCTTTTAAGACCTTTTTCAGAAACGGATTCTTAAAGGTGAACGATCCCTTGGCTAATTTCTTCACAAAATAATTAGAGTCGGTTGGTTCGATACCCTCAGAAACTTGCCCGAGAATAAATGAGCTTGATTTGGTCGGTGCGACCGCCATCCTAGTGGCCATCCGTTCACCATATCCAACCATCAGCTCGGGCTCCCCATAGAGTATGGCTAATTCACGAGAAGCCTTCAAGGTCTTTCTATTCAATAGTTTGAAGATTTCCGTATTCAGAAATTTTGCCGCCATACTTTCAAACTCTACGCTCTTGCTCTGCAGCAGAGAGTGCCACCCCAACACCCCAAGACCGACGGCTCGCTGTCTTCTGGAGAACCTGTTAGCCGCCCCCATATACGGGACATCTTCTGTTTTACTGATGTACTCAGTTGTTACGGTGTCAAGAAAATACATTAGTGTCTCGACAGCGTCAGTATCCTTCCACTCATCATAATGGAGCAGATTCATTGATGAGAGTACGCAAACAAACGACTCATCTTCTGAGGACGAAAGGGCGATTTCACTACAAAGATTACTAGCATGAATAGTTTTGCCATTATCCTTATATGCCTGCGGGGCGTTCCTATTTGCAGTGTCAGTAAAAAAGAGATATGGGTATCCAGTCTCAAATCGTTTTCTGATTATTGCCGCCCAGATCTTCAGCTTGTCTTTGTCTCTAACCTGAAGTCCCCGCATCCATGCGTCCGTGATGCACACGCCAAATGATAGGTCTTGGATAGGATTGCCCTCAGAACGGATCTGGAGGAACTCCAAGATGTCAGGATGCTCCACGTCAAGGTATACAGCCATAGACCCGCGACGGATATTAGACTGACTAACCACCGACGTGGTCGTGTCGAACAACTCCATGAAATGGACTGGACCACTGGACTCGCCACCGCTTGATATTGACGTACCCCGTGGCCTGATTTTACCAAAGTATGCCGATGTGCCGGCACCCATCTTGGTCATCATCCCTATCTCGCCTACCTTATCAAGTATTCCAGACATGTCGTCGGGAACTACGCTCCCGTTACATGAGCACGGCAAGGCTCTAGCCTTGCCGTAATTAGCCCAGATCGGAGAGGCTAGGCTAAAGAACCCTTTTGCCATATAGTCCTCAAACTTATCCGCGAACCCCTCTATCTGAAGATACTTCTCGGCTGTATCCGAGATGTCTCTTATTCTCTGTTCTGCGGTTTGGCCATCGATATAGCCCTTTGCTAGGAATTTTCTTGATTTATCATTGAGCCACTGGTACTGCATTATTTACCTTAGATTAAGTCGTCTTCGTCAATCGTAACCGTTTTTACGTAGCTCGTATTTCGCTGAAAGAAAAAATCAGCAGATGTATCTCCGATAGAGTCCTCGTCCATCCATCGAAAATCTTTTTTCGCCTGACCATCTACGGCGAATGCTGTTCTGAACCCAACCGCTTCAAGTCCGTCATTAGTTCGAGACTTGACGTATTCCTTTAGGAGACCGGCTGATATCTTATGTCCTGAGAAATCGCCCATGATCCAATCTATGATTAAAGACTCCGCCTTTACCGCTTCCTCTGCCTCGTGCAGGACTCGCTCCTCTAGCTCCGAATCGAATAGCTCGGGGTGTTCCTCCCGGATAGTATTGATGATTCTGGTTCCAATTGAGGCGTGAAGACGCTCTTCGGTAGTCGTATAGTTAACTTGTTGAGCCGTGTCTTTGAGAACGTTCTTGTATCGCTCCATCCATAGGATGATATAAAACTGGCTAAATAAGGATACGTTCTCAACGAATAAGGTGAATAGGATTATCGCATATACGTATTGCTTCTTATTGGTAGAGTAGATTCTCTGATTGTACTTCTGCAGATAGTTTACCCGACCCCTGATAATATCTAGCTTCAAATTCTCTTCGAAAATATCATGGATGCCTAGCTCTTCTAATAGTCGATTATAGGCTCTATTATGGATGACCTCGGATGCACCCATAACGATTCCCAGATCGACAATGGATGGGTGTGGCAGATTGTCTCCTAGTCGGACCCAAAATTTTTTAACAGCAATTTCGATTTGAGAGATTGCTGATAGTGTGCGAACGAGTATTTGTTTTTCTTCCTGTGACATCCTGACGTGAAAGTCTTGTTTGTCTGACGAAAACGAAAACTCTTTGTCTGTCCAAAATCCAGCATGCATAGCCTCGATATACTCAGAAGCCCAAGGGTACCTGTCCGGCTTACGTGAAACTTGTTCTTCAAAAATCACTGTCTATCTCGCTCCTCCAAATGAAGATTCGCCTCGACAACAATTGCCTCGGCATCGCACTGATACCAGCCTGCTGCGAGCAGGCCGTTCACTTCCACAACCCGGAATCCCATACTGGTTTTACCTATGTCCAGTGTCCACATGGGGGCGGGCGTATAATCCTCAACCATTTTGAGTATTTTTTCAACATACTGAACTAGTCCAGATTCTGATTCTGTCCCGTCCCAATATCTGGAATAAGTCAGGATCTTATGTTCCTCGTGGCTAGTTATTACAAATCGCCACTCCGAAGTCACTTCAATAGGACGTGAGACTAGTAGCAAATCGTCGAACCACAAGTCTGTAAGCAGGGATTTAGTATAGTCATCATACACGTGGCCAGTGAAGTTTTTCCAGCCAGAATTTTGTTTGATGAAGACATCGCCGTAGGCAAAATCCAGTAAAAAAGAGGGGGCATTACCAGCCTCTATGAAAATGTGCTTATGGTTTATCCACTCGGTACCAAAAAACTGCGAGTAATATGAACAATCGTAGACTTTATCATACGCCCAAGTGATGACGTTCGGGCAGAGCTTAAACGCCCTACGCAATTTCGGTATCGATCCATAGAAGATTCCGGACTCACAAGATCTCGGCATTGCCGGATTCATTCCTTCAAGGTACACAACATCTACGAGGCTCGATATTGCTGACTCGCTTTCCGGGAAAACTCCCTTTTCTAATATCCATGTGACCATTCGCCAAGACTCCTCCATCAGACAATCTGGTCATTTGATATGACTATTCCGTCGCTGATGTACGTGGTGTAAATATCACCGTCATCGTACAGATGCACATGGCACTGATCACCATTTTTGTCGTCGCGTACAAACACAATCCCGCCGTCTGAATCTGGAACCATGTG